GCGTGCCGGCCGATCGGCACGGACGCCGACCTCCATGGCATCTTCACCATTGACCCGACAGCTGGGCAATTCCACGATGCATCCGGCGGGAGCTTGGCTGGCGGGGAAGCTGCTTTCATGGCCGCGATCAAAGCCGGAATGGATGTTTCCGGCATGACCTACTGGCCCCTGGCCATTGGTGGTGAACAAGGACTACCGGATAATAACTGCGTCGGCTACCACTCTGATGTGATGAACCCGTTGCCCCCGCCGTCCGATCGGGCGGTGTATGGCCTGAGGTGGGTATCTATCGCGCCCCCACTGGCTCTGTCTGCGGCTACCACGGCAGTTTTCAGCGGGGACCTGGCGGACCCCCTGATGATCGACACGGCACCGGCCCCGAACACTCTGGCTCCATTGGTATCGGCCCCGAACACAGCCAATGTATTCCTGCCTCAGAAGGCACGAGTGTATCACTGGATCGCACACACCCTGGACACCACGGGCATCGGGCACTTAACATGGGCTTCGATCAACATCCCTCCGGGATCCTGGGGAGTTGGAGCAAATGAGGTGGACTGTATTCTTCCGTCCTCCACCCTGTCCCTGGCGAACGGGTCTATTGGTGGATTCTACGCTCAGGGAGGTGTGTTCCTCGAGCCCTCGTTCCCCCGCATGACAACGAACCTCGTAACCGGGTATCCTGGCTACCGGCATATCGTGGACGCATCCAACTCTTTGCCTAATCCGTCTCTAGATCCTGATATCCTTCGCGAGATTGGGATGCGGGATACAGAGGCATACGTGGTTGGTCCGCCGGTTGGGACCCCGGAAGAGGTGACGTTCAAAGTCAAGCGGATCCGTCGATTCCACCAGGCCAATATCATCCAGAATCTGAAACCTCTTTGGTACGCTTACGAGATCCGTCGGGGCATCGTCACAAACTACATCCCCGACCCGGTGCGTCAAACCGCAGTGGTTGAGGCCTCCGGATTCTACATGAACTGGGCAGTTCCGCCAGGTGCCCCGAAACCTGCCGATGTATGGGAGGACGGGTCCGGTCCACACATCGGTACGAATCTCGGGACTTTTACCGATCCCAGCGTGAATGTTCACGCCGGGGACCTGTTCCGCCTCCTCGATGACGACGGAACCCTTCTCGAGGAAGTTCCCATCGCCTCCGTTCTGGATGATGGAAATCTGATGCTCGCGCTTCCGGGCATCACGAAAATCCCAGCTGTGGATGTCCCAACTCATCGGTTCGAGATTTACCTGAGAAGACCCCCAGTTCCCCATGAACAGTCGAATGAACAGCTCCTCGATCTCATCACCGACCGGGAGGTTTTCCGAACCGACGCGGACTGGACTACCGAGAAAGGCGGCTACGTCCAGGACACGGGTTCAGACGTATACGCCAATGTCGTCAACAAACTGTGCGATGATCTTCAGGTTCAGTCTTTCTCGGCACTCGGGGTCAGGAAAGGCGACATCGTGATTGTTGACCCAGCAGGTAAGATCCCCCGTGTCGGGGCCCTCCCGGCCATCCAGGAGAAGGGCGGACGACCCCTCGGGGATTCCGGGGTTCCCCAAAGGATCCCCGGAGTCTACGTCCCAGGTCGACCTACCCCTACCGATGACAATCGGGGTTTCTACCGGGTCCTGCGGGTCAACGACTCGGCGTCCCCGGCCTATATCGAGGTCAACCCGGTCAACACTTACGCAGGAACCGAGGCGTTCCCTGTGGTATTTGCCCCGGGCAATGATCAGCGGGCCTATGCCGTGTACCCTACGGTCAGCGACTCCCCCCTATCAACCTCTGGGCACGAGTCTCAGATGGATCTTCGGCCAACATCATTCCGGGATGATGTTACCAAGACGTTCAACGGGCGCCCTGGGGAATACAGATTCCACTCCATCCGGCCCTTCTCCTACCGGGTGATCCGCCCGTCCAGGATCTTCACAGACGAGACCATCGACCTTGTCCTAATGCACCGGGAAAGGATTCTGTCCCTCATCGAGATGACCCGGCGTATGCTGGCGGGCTACAAGGCTGGTACCTACTTCATTTTCCAACGGGATAAGCACTGCAACGAACTGGGCGATCCCCGTGACCCGGACATTGGGTTGGGGGTCATCTCGAACGCCTATCTGATGGCGGTCATCGGGCGGACAGACGTGGTGCCTTTCGCCAACAACGAGTACTGCCTGTCCCTCTTGGACCGCAGATTCTGGATCTACGACCGAAGACTGGACTCCCTGACGACGGACCCAACCAACCCGTTCAACATGAAAATCTTGGGTCCGGGGGAGGCTGCCTACACCGCCTATACGGTGTCCCCAGACGGGATCGACGTCAACCCGGTCCTCCCTGAACGGATCGAGGAAGTTTTGCAGACAAGGGATCGTTTCCGAGAGTTGCGCTACGTGTGGCTGGCCTATCGGACCCACAAGACCCTTGGAACCATGGCCGCGATTCGGCGTTATGACGCAGAAATCGTTAAGAGGATGGTCGATCAACTTCGGACCTTGATGAAGGTAGAATCCTTGAAGAAGGTGCAATCGTGAGTACCCCGACTGAAAAGGACGTTGAGGATCTCCTGAAACGCCTCGGGGTTGATCCAGGCGGGTGGCGGGGGACCAGCGAGAAACCCACTCAGCTGCCTTTTGTGAAGGCCCAGATTCGGACCCTTGAGAGGCTTCGAGACTACCTCAATGGGGTGGTCGAGTCAGACACCCAGAAAATTGCCCAACTGCGCGAGCAGATCACGCGAATGCAGCGCGGGGGAGGTTCCTGATGGCATCGGGACAGTGGGGCACTATCCAGATTGGCGTCCCGGACTTTCTCGAGTCCGTTCGGGATGCCATCAATTCGGTCGCTCAATTCCTGGCGTCCGTTCTGGATATCGTGCTGGAGGCCCTTCAGCTGGTCAAGTCGTTTCTGGTGGGATACCTCGACCCCATCATGGCGTTTCTCCAGCAGGTAATCGACTACATCACCACCCTCTTGAGAGACCTGCGCCAGCTAGGTCTCTACATGTGCGGGGATTGGGAGCTGATGAAATGGCCTTTCAGCAAGCTGCGAGGGGGCTATAGGGCCTATGAGCAGCGGATGATCGGCCGGATGACTGACCGGACAGACGTGACCCGTCCGGACCTGACCCCCAACACCAAGGTTTTCTCCCTGTGGTTCTACTTGTCGGCGGACACCTCCCAGATCGAGCAGCTGATCGAGTACGTCAAGCAGCTAATGAGGTTTTTCGGGCATACTTTCAACCCGACAGGGACCCCTCCGGTGCCGGTCATCACGCAGGTTCTCTACGACGCCGAAGGGGCCAGCATTCTCCAGCCCCAGGCTTTGGGAGAGTATTTCAAGGAAAATCTTGAACTGCCGAACGTGGCCGTTGTGAAATGGAAACTGAACTCGACGGCCAATGAGAGCCCATTTAACCCGTTTCCCTCTCTTCCTCCGGGCGGGTTCATTGTCACCGTCTCGACGTTCAAGGACGGGATCCCGATTGCCTGGGACCGGCCTCAAGTAGCAGGTGGGACTGAGCCAAGCACTGAGAACCCCAACGAGAGAGTCCAGCCAAGGGACTACGGGCGTGTGTTCGGCCCCACGGGGCAGGCCCTGGTCCTTCATGGCGGGGCAGACATGCTGACGGGGGACCTCGACACCTACTCGTACAACAAGTCCCTGAACGGTGGGAAAGTTCAGCCGAACAGGACACGGGTCTATGGTATCACGTCACCAACTGCCAACACTGTCATCCCGCTGGACGCCCTATCCGAGGGGGAGACCTACAACTTCCAACGCACTTTCTACGTTCCGTCCGAGATGGTCGGCACTCAGTTCATGACAGGGGAGTTTCAGTTTGCTCTCAAACTGACGGACATGCCTCGGAATGGGAAGATGGAGAAGCAGCCGGACGGGACCATGAAGTTCGTCCCGTCCGAGGACAACGCAACCCTCGTTTACGCCCGTGTGGCATCATGCACGAAGAAAGTGGCAGACGGGTCCACACCACTCCAGTACAGATTCGGAGGGCCCGATAGCCTTCCGCCCCCTACGGGCAACGTGTGGACTGTCCAGACCCCCAACGTCCAGACTAGTGGCGTCAGTCCGTTTTCAGCCCCGATGCGGATCACTTTCCCTAATGCGAACACTGCCGAGTATTTCAAGGCTGTTCAGACTGCCATGGTCGTCCTGATTTTGTGCCGTCCGGACCTCAGTACATGGGCCGAAATCGAACCCAGTATGTCCCCCGATTTCATTGAGTTAGTCAAGGCCAGGCTTGCTCTTGTGGAAGGTGTGGCGGCGCAACCCTGTGGCCTCGAGTCTTTTGCTCACCTTCTGAGTTTCGTTCTCAAAGACCCTAAGAAGGACTATCTCGCCAAGGGCGGCACCCCTCAGGATTTCCGGGAGAGTCTGTTCAGGCGGTCCAATCAGTTCGTGTATGATGCATATAATGCAACTGGTCCAATGCCAGACGTGGAAAGGTCAGTAGTTCTCAATACGGTTTTTCTTCGGAATGTCAAATGGTGTGACCTCCTGAAAAGTGCAGGGGTGATTGATGAGATTCCCGCCAAAGATTTCACCATCCTTGAGTCCATAGACCCCAGTAAAGGCGGAAGGCTTCTGAACAATGGGGTCGCTATCAACCGTTACTCGATGGGCATCAACCCCAACACATCTGACGAACTCCTGAAACTCGACGGGATTTTCAGCCTTCGTGCTCCTCAGTTCATGGAGGTTCTGAACTTTCCTGCGAATGACCCAACGTTCAATCTGGACGGGGTATATCAGTCCCTAGAAGAACTGGCCGAAGCCAAACGGAACAGTCCCGCATTAATTCCTTTCCTAAACCAAGCCAGATTCGATAAGGACACGGGGAAGTACAGAATCCCGTCACAGTACATGACCCAATGGCAGTTGTTAAGGGGGCAGCGTAGTAAAATAGGGTCTTGCGATGACTCAGCCCCCGTGTTTGTTATCAACCGAAAGGCACTTGAGGGGCAAAAACCAGAAGAGGGGGGTGTAGTCTTCTGCCGGGGTTTGTTCGCTGCGGCCAAGAATGGGCAGATTCTGACAGAGGCGGCGTTCGCCCTTGGGGTTGCGGCATCCAGTCACTCTCTTTCATCTCAGGATGGGGCTTGGCTCACCTACCGATTCATGGACTCAATTACCGGTATTGAGGACTTCATGTGGTCCCTCCAGAACTGGTTGGAATCCATCAAGAACACGATCCAGTCTATCATTGATACCATCAAAAAATACATTGAGTACCTCGAGGGTCGAATCATCGAGTTGCAGCAGTTCATCCGGCGGATCAACGACTTGATCCAGTCCGTCATGCAGAACATTTTCACTGTCCCGAAATGCGCCGCCCTCATGCTGTACTCGAATGGCATGGATGGGATGTTGGCAGACTTCATTTCCGCCAAAAACAAGCCCTCAGACTCGCCCTTGGCGTTCGGAGCAGGTGTCGGTGTAGTGATCCCGGCCCCTCTCATCGGCCTGATCGGGGACATCCTGATGGCAATTTTCGACACCGACTCGGATGCTCCTGGGGATAGCATCGCCGGACCGGTCCCTCCGGCGGTGATCATCGCCAACCCACCCCAGCCGGTCGAGCCACCGGAGCCGGACGTGCTGTAGGAGGTGGACCATGACGTTCGACAAGATGAGTGTATGGCCGGTCGGTTACTTCCATCTCTTCTCCTCGTGGATCCTCCGAAACCGCCGTGAGGTGCCGAAACGTTTGGCTGTCATCAATGCCGAGTTGGCAAGGATCGGTGAGATCAAAGTGAGGTACCAGCAGTACGAAAAGGACGGGAACATCCTAGCGTCCGAGAATAGGATTGGCATCTCGGTCACCAAGGATTCATCTTTGGGGAGACTGGTACAAGCCTACATTGCTCGGGGTGGCAACCCTCTGGACATCTCGCCTTTCGCCCATCCCAAAGGAACCGAGATAATCAGCCCAGCTAATAGCGAAGGTGAGATCAAGATCAAGGAGACCTACCCTGCGGGTGGCGTGGTGGCCCCCATCTCTGCCATGTACAACGAGCCCCTCCCGACCAAGATGGACCCCAACAATCCCGAGCAGTCCCGGGCCGAGAATGAGGAAGGAGCGAGCACTGGATTCGAGGCAAATCCCGGCGGGGCACTGAGGACCGACCGCTATTACAAAACTCGGCAGAGAGGGGACACCACTGAGTTCAATGCCATCGTCAAGACGATGCACCAGATCCGGTCGTGGGCCAACCAGGACATCAAGGAGATGCAGCGCCTAGAGTGGCGGATCATCAAGCTGTGCGACCTGCGCGAGCAGCTGGAGAAAGAGCGGGATGAGATCCTCGTCCAGGCCCTGGGAAGCGGATCCACGGACAGTGTGCAGGACCTCGACCCCGACAGGTTCAACCCCGGACTCCAGATTCAGGTTCTGATCCAGGATATGATGGAGATTCTTTATAACACGACAGATGACGGCACCGTGCTGTCGTTCGGGGACACAAGCGCCACTTTCGACTTTCTGGGGTTCACGTTCCCGGATGTTCCATCCGAGTCTACCCGAGATGCGTTGGGGTGCTGATCCGGTGTTCCTTCGATAGATAACCCCCTGTGGAGGGTTTGAGTGTCTCAGGATTTTCAGCTTACGTGGTCTTGCCCGCACATGACCTTGGAAGAGGTCGTGGCGCTGGACGCGGACCGCCGTTCCCTCTACCTCCGCCAGCCAATTGGCGGGGTAGGGACAATCCGCATCACCGCCAACGACGAGTTGATTCTTCCGCAAGGAGGTCTGTTCTCTCCCGCTGAATTGTTCGGGTCAGTGTCCGGCCCATTCGATCTCACCGAAGGGGAAGATACTCTTATCGTGGCTACCTCGAAGGGCACGGATACTTACACGTTCGGCGTGACCGGAACCAAGAGGCTGACCTCAAGCGAAGTGGTGAAAGCCCTGACTCTCGGTTTGGCAGACCAGACCCTCCACAACGGGAATTCAATGGTCCTTGTCGGGTCCGATAGAGGGCACCTGACTTTCACCGATACCCAGGCGGTAGGTCCGGATGCTTTTGTGCGGGTAGGGGGGACTGCCGCAACCGCCCTCGGGTTTCCCCCCACGATCCAGCAGAAAGCCGTGGGGGCCATGATTTTTCCACCGTGGGGGGTGTACGATAGGCCGATTGAGAACAAAGTTGACGCGGCTTCGGTCAGTCGTTACCCCAAGTTCGGAATGCCCGTGAAGTCCAATCCGGTATTCAAGGTGTCCTACACGGTCCCAGCCAACCGCTGCCTTCGGTGCAAAGCCGGATACATCGAGAACGACATCCGGTTCGACTCCCAAGGGCAAGCTCTGATGATCCAGGATGAGAACCTGCTGTATCAGGCTGCCTTGAAGATCATCCTGACTGATCGGGGGAGCAACCCGTACCAGCCGTGGTACGGAACCCAACTGAGGTCCAGGATTGGGACGAAAGCCCTGGCTGGGGTCGCCGCCATCATCAGCGAGGATGTGCGGCAAGCGCTGGCCAAGTTCCAGAGCCTCCAGGAGTCCCAAGCCAAATATCAGTCGGTATCCTACAAAGAGAGACTCTACGCGGTCCTCGCGGTGAACGTGAAACGCCACCAGCAGGATCCGACGACATTCCTGATTGAGACGGTGGTTCAGAATGCGTCCGGCGAACCCGTGAACCTGACAACTATTTTCACGGTTCCGGGTGTGGTGGCCCTCATGGGGTCGAATGGCCTGATGCTCGGTTCCCAGGTTGCAGGATTCGGGGTGGATAGGATCAGGATTCCCTGATAGAGGGCAAAGACCATGGCGGTATCTCCGCGGTTTCTCGGCCCGGACGGTCAATACCGGACGGTATACAGCTACTCCACGGATATCCCCCTGCAGTTCTTATCTGGCAGGTGTGATCCAGACACCGCCGATATGCAGGTGGCCATCCGCAGTGAAGACTTTGTTTCCGACGCGGACATGGTGGCATTCGAGGGGAACACTTTCATCATTCCCAACCCGTCTGCCCATCCGAACGGTTTGGCCCTACTCCCTGGTGCCAACCGCATCCAGGTTAGGTCCGTTCTGACCAACGGGGATGCCACGGCTCCGGCCATCGTTGACATTACTCTGTCCCTCGAGAGAGACGTGCGGTCCAGTGTCCTCCCCCCAACAGATGTCTCTGTCGAGCGGATGGACCGCATGGTGAAGATCTCGGTTCGTGGTCTGTCTGACCCGACTGTTACAGGCTACAACTTCTACGGATCATCATCCCCGGGCGGCGGCCTGAAGGGCTACAAACGCATCAATCCTGCTGTCGTCGTCACGGGAGAACCGGACGAAGCCACCGTGCCCATTGGAACGATGACAGCGGATGCTGTCCTGGCCCTCAAGCCGGATGGAAGCCCAGTTGCGGACCCCACCTATTTCCAGGTCCTGGGGATTGAGACAAGTCGACCTTCGGGGAACAAACTAGACGCGAACAGCGTGATCAGTGTCGGAAACGTCATCAAGACAGACTTCCATCAGGTGATCACGGTTCCGGACACTGTTAGCCGAATCCGGACCACGATGAACGTCGAATCTGTTGAATCCCTGAAGGTTTTCTCATTCATCCATGATAGGCGTTCCACCCTGACCTCCACACAGAATCCGGCCATCCCGGATTCTGAGTTCATGGTTCTTGATGACTCGGACCCGATCTACTACGTCGTGACGGCGATCTATTACATCAACGGGAAAGAGTATGAGTCCTCATACTCGCCCGAGGTAGCGGCATCCCCTCTGGTCGTGACCCCCGTGATCGCAACCCTGCCTACCGTGTCCAGGCAGCAGATCGTCCAAAGCACCACCTCATCCATTTTCCGGACGCACCCGGAAGTTGACGTGAAACCCGGGTCTGTGCTTCGGGATACTTTCATCGATCCCTTCTCTACGGAAGCGGAACGGATCCGGTTCATCATCGGGTTTATCCAGAGCTGTCAGGCCTTCTCCACCCTTCTTGCTATTGATGATCCGGGTTTCACTGGTAGTTCGCTGCCGGTGTCTCAGTCTCCGTACAAGCAAGCCATCAAAGCGGCGTTCTTTCTCCAGTCCGATTTGGATGTGCAGAATGTCATCGACAACGCTTTCGACCGCCTTGCATCTTCACGAGGCATTCAACGAAGGCCGGGAAGCCGCTCTCGAGGTGAGGTCACTGTGTACGTGACCCAGCGGCCTACCACTTCGATTTTCATCCCCATCGGCACCCAGATGACAGGTGGGGGTGTCACTGTTCGGACCACATCAGCGGGCCAGATCACTTCGACGGGGGCCGGGTCGTCCTACAACCCGTCGACGGGGAGGTGGTCCTGCAACGTGTTCGTTCAGGCTGATCAGCCGGGAGCAGCTGGGAATCTGGCTCCGGGTCAGATTAGATCCATCAGGGGCGGGGCGTCCGGCCTCCAGGTCATCAACGAGTCTAGTCTCTACGGCGGTCGGAACACCGAAAGCAACCGGGAACTGGCAGCACGGTGCGACCGGGCATTGGCTTCCGTCGATTCCGGCACCCTCAACGGTATCTACCAGCGAGCTGTGGACGTGGCCGGGGTGCAAGAGGTGGCCGTTATCTACGGTGGCCATGAACTGATGATGCGGGACATTGACAACACCGGGCGGCACACTGGCGGCAAAGTGGATGTCTGGCTGCGCGGGAATTCCACCGCCACCATGACCGATAACTTCGCCTTCTCGTTCGAGATTGTCCAGGACGGTCAGTTCGAACCGGTTGGCCCACTGTCGGACCTCAGGTTCCGGGTCATCAACCCAGATGTAACCAGCGACAATCCCATTATCGAGATGATCGAGAACTCGGCGTGGGGGATCGTGTTCAAGGACCAGGACACCGGCAAGGTTTTCAATCTGACAGGTGTAGTGATTGAGAGGCCCGATACCATCGTACTGTCCAGTGTGTACAACACCCCCTTGGGAATCAACATCACTGACAGGTTCATTGGAACCTACCGTTTCCGAACCAGCAACAAGCACAAGTTCATTAGGCAGCCAGCAGACTCCATCCTATCTCTAGTCGGCAGGGTGACCGGAACCATCCAGTCAGGTAACTACCACCTGTTCCCTGGGAGCCCTCCCCTCGAGAAGGGTCGGTCCCAGGAGGCTGGCAGTTACCTCCAGGTCACGTCTGAAGCCCCCGTGCCGTCGTCCATCCCGCAGTCGACCCCCTATCCGGATGGCGAGGTTCATACTTTCCTGGACCGGAAAGAGTACCTCAACAATCTGGGGGTCAACCCCATCACAATTCGGGTTTGGGACACCACCAGGACGATTGAGTACTATGGGCCTTACCACCCGTCTGGGGCCAAGGACTTCTCGATCATCAGCGAGGTGGGAGAGACCCCCACGGCTTTGTATCTCACCGCCGGTTCCCGTATCGAGGTGGGGATGACAGTCTTGGTTGACTACCAGTACGATGAGAACTTCACCGTCACCTACACAGTGAACTCGATGATTGGCAACGTCCAGAACGCCATCGAACCCTATCGGCACATCACCATGGATCTTCTTGCCAAAGACGCCATCGCCACTGGGGTCGACCTGTCGGCCACCATCGTCATGGTTCAGGGCCAGGTCCAGAGCAACGTGGACAGCAATGTTCGCACAGCGTTGTCCCGATTTTTCGGGTCTCTGGGCCTGGGTCAATCCGTTCGGCAGTCTGATATCATCGATGTTATCGAGGGGGTGGAAGGCGTGTCCTATGTGGTAGTCCCCCTAACCCAGATGTCCAAGTCAGACGGGTCCATCGTTGTCCGTGAGGAAGTAGTCACCGAGGAAGCGGGTACAGACTACTTCTGGGTGTCTGCCTGGTCGACTTCGAGCGTGGACGTATTCCTGCTGACCAATCCGCTCGAATCCGGCACTCTCGATGGCGGGGGCAAGATCAACGACCCCCGAGGGGTGTCCATTGTCACTTTTGACTCAAACATGGTATCTAGCACGCTAGACCTGACGCTGCACGATGCACCCCCAAACGTCAATGGAATTCCGATCCGGGAAAAACCCAACTGTGCCTACATTATCGGCAACAGTGGACTGTGGATTCCCGGATTCAGCGACGACGCGACTCTAGCCACTGACTACCCGTTCGCTACGGCTGAGGAACGGGACATTCGCCGTATAGAGGTCACCGCCGATCGCATCCTGGTTGCTCTGCCGAAAGGTTCCAAGCCCAGCGATGGGCAGTATCTGGTGTCCTATGTGGTTTATGGGGACGGCGGGGTGAAGAATCTAGAACCCTCCCCAGTCGAGTACTTGCAATTGGGGAACCTGAATTTCGTTTATGACGAGGACCTGAAGGCGAAGAGAAAGTAATGGCGGACCCGAAAGACATCCTGCCGGGAATGTTAACCCAGAACCCGGCTCCATTCACAGCGGACAGCCAGGACCGCAAGGCCATGATCCGGTCCCAAGTGGATCAGATCGTAGCTGCCATGATGCGGGCACTTCCATCGAACTACGTATCTCAGGTACAAGGGCCATTCTACACGATGGAGTTCCAGGCCATCGCGGAGCAACTCGCGGATTTTCAGATCACGGCCCAGGAAGTCATGGCTGATTCGTCCTTTGATTTCACCAGGTCGGAGGTTTTGTTCCAAATCATTGGTTCACTGGTGTTCCCTGACGCTACGGCCACGGACGGGTGGCCATCTATCAACGGTGACGTGTCCTACCGGACATTCCTTCAGAGGATGGTTACCCTTCTCCTCCAAGGAGCCACGAAATCCTCGGTACAAGGGGGCATCGAGGCCTTGACGAATGCCTCCGTCCAGGTGATTGAACGTGCGGTGGCCGCCCGAAAAACTCCAGGTTCAGCGTGGGGTCCATCCGACCAATTCACTTTCGAAGTCAACATCACCGGAAGCCGAGACATCGAGGTGACCGGCGAAGTTCACAGCGTTACTGGCTACACTTTCGTCCTGGACAACCTCAACATCGACCCGTCAACGGTGAAGATCTGGAACCCCGACAGGTCCACTGAGTACTACGGTCCCTATTCGTATGGGGTGAATCCCGACTTCGGGATCATTCCCGAAGTCGGGTCCAAACGTCTAACGATTGAGCTGACGCCGGAATCCAGGATGACCCCTGGAACGACTGTCCTGGTGGATTACACTAGGTCCATTGATCAGTTCCCGGTGGACCCGCTCATCCTCCAGAAGAACGTCCAGATCGTCATGCGGGCCTTGAAACCGGCCCATACCTTATATGAATACCGACACTTGTTCCGTGAGGTGTTCTCACCGCTGATCACAGACGATACGGTTCAACGATGGGACATGTCCCTAATCAAGTACGAGGACCTCCGCCGGTTCTGGCTAGGGGTCCATGCAATGACCGGGATCGGGGATACCCTATCCGACAGGTCCCTGTTCAGAGACACATCGAGGGATTTCAGTGCCATCCAGGCGGGCTCCATTCTGACTATCCTAGCTGGGGCGAACAAGGGAGACTACCAGGTGATCGAATCGCGGGTTTTCCCAGTGGGGGATGACCCTTACCCTCGTGCCTACACGACATCTCCGACCGGCCTGACGGGCTACGTGACCGTCCAGGGGTCCACGGTGACGGATATCAACCCGGCCCACAATTTCGCATCGGTGGTGGAAGGGGAGATTCTGACCATCATCACAGGGCCTAACGCCGGGAATTACCGGATGAACGCTCTTCTTGGACTAGATGGGGGTGTGATTGGACGATTCACACCCCCAGTGGGTGCCCGGTATCTGACGGCTCGTATCTCCCCCTCGCTGTTGAGGGTGAAAGGGTGGATGCCGTCTGAGGCCACAGGGCAATCTTACCGAGTGGGTGTGGACCGTTTGGGGATGCAGAGCCCCCACCTGGTGGAGGGTGAGGATGCAACCTGCTACTTCCTGATGTGATTGGGGGAAACCGATGCCTGCGACATTCAAAATCTCGACTGATGGCGGGCTTACGTTTGCGGCGGTCGGAACAAGTGTAATTTGCAAGATCGGGGACCATATCCGATGCCAGTATCAACAAATGGTTCCTGATCCAGAAGCAACTACATGGGCATGGCAAGTCGTGTCCGTTCCACAGTCACCTTCCGGGGTGCCCTCAAGTGTCAGCACCGCGATATTCACAGGCAGTCCTATTTTTAATTTCAGTACCCCAATTGACGTAGATGGCGCTTATCTTGTCCGACTGACAACCGATGAGGGTCTGCCAACCGAGAGTACCAGATACCTTCGTGTCCGTGCCATCACAACATTTGGTGGTCTTGCCCTGTCGGCGGCTGGGGAACGGTACGACGACACGGGACACATCCCATTTGACTCTGTCCTTGCCGGATGGGCGAACGACCAGAACCAAGTCATCAATCGACTCAACGCCTTGATTCGTCGGACTTCCACAAGTGGTCGTGCTCTCTACGTGGACGCGAACCGTGGCAGGAACACTGCAAATACGCCAGATAGTTCGAGCAACATCATCCACATGCCCGGGTGGAATGAGACGCCTTCTGGAGCCGGTTCCTCAACTGGGATCAACATCGCAGCAGCACATCATGGTGATTTTACGTCAATCCAGAAGGCTATTGACTGGGCTGCAAACCAGACCCCTGTTCCGTCTGAGAATGACCCTTGGGTAATCTTCATCCAGCCGGGACGCTATGTTGAGAACCTAACATTCAGACCCCACATCCACTTGGTGGGACTAGGAACCCCACCGTCACAGTTTCCTTGGGGGAGGGTCCTAGGATCACCCCCGCCTTATGACACGTTCAAATTCAACACCTCGACGACAATCATCGAGACTGCAAGCGGGTCCAGTCCGGGGCATATGTATCCGTATTTGTCTCAGACCGATGCCCTATCTATTTACAACTTGACTTTCATCAACATCCTCACAACCCCTTCCCCAATCCTGAATGCCGCAGGTCTGAGCCTGAAGATGAAGGATTGCTTCTTTCTTCAATATGCCCCAACTGCAGGTGGGTGTCTTCGATCCAATACCACTGCATCCCAGATTCTGTCCTATCTGGATCTGTCGAACTGCACTTTTGGGGATCTGTCCTCAGGGAACACGATAGTGCTAAACATAGCATCATCAAATTCAGGAGCCTTGGGGGTTATGAGGGGGTGCCAGGTTATTAGGGATCCAGCTGGGGACGGCCTGGTGATCAACCAATCCCTCAACCAGAATAGTGAATTTTCTTTAGAATCCTGTCGAATTATGGGTCGTTTTCATTCGGCGGCCGCCCAAACCAAGGCTGAATCTTGTGTCTTTCACCGTGTCACCCTAGACACTTTTGGTGTAGATTCCTCTTATTCTGTCCGGGCTGATTTCCGTGGATGTTCCTTCGAGAATACGCTGACACTTGATGCCAGTCATATTACAGGATCCCCGTCCAATCGAGTCGAGGTTAGGGTCGGAAGTTCATACGGATTGACAGCTATCAACAAAATAGGGGACCCTTCCCGAATCGTAGTAGAGGCAGAGACCGATGCACACAGTATCGCATACGACAATCATTCTAGCGGACTTACTGCTTCGAATGTGCAGTCAGCCCTTGACGAATTGGTAGCCCCTGTTGCTTACCAATTGGTAAATACCAACTTTGCCCTCATCGGAAATACTGTTGGATTGGTGGGGGTGACAAATCCAACGCCCCCCAGCACCTCCCTAATTCTTCCTGATTTAGTGGCAACCCCCGGCACTAAGGGGCACCTGATTACTATCAAAGACGAACGGGGGGATGTGGGATCTTTGAATCGCCCCATTTATATCGGGGTTGCCGGGGGACGCAACATCATCCTTCCAGATGGAAGTTCTGTCCTATCCCTGGAAATTCGTCTGAACTGGGGATGGGTCACCTTATATCAGGGGGCCAATGGTAATTACCGGGTCATAGATGGGCATTGGCTGACACATCAGGGATATTATGCTCTCAGTGTCCCTGGGACCAGCACCGTCCAAATTCCTTTCGGGGCCAATGTAGTCGCACTTGTTACAGGTCCGTCTGGGGGGTTCGGGGTCACTCTACCCTCTGGGGTATCTCCAGGTCGTAGGATTCTGATATATGACGACGGGGCCAATTTCTCGGTACACCCATGCACCGTACATGCCGCTGGTGCAGCAGTAATTGATAATGGGGCACCATTCACTTTGACTCAGGCCCATCAGGCGGTCGAGTTCGTTCAGTTGGCGACAGGCAACTGGTTGTCTCTATACAAAACAGTCGGCGGGTTCTGACCCGGTTTTCGGTCTATCGCCGTTGAACCTGGTGGCAGGGAGGTGTTAGGGAGGCGCCCCGATGGCCGCGACATTCAAGGTCTCCACTGACGGCGGGGGAACGTACGCTCCTGTCAATACGAGTGTGACCTGCGACCTAGGGGACTCCATCGTCTGCAAATACGACGGCGCGGCAGCGACAACCTACACATGGCAGGTGATGTTCGCCCCCAAAAGTCCGAATGGGACTTCCTCTGCTGTGTCTCTAGCCCCCCAAGGTCCTGGACCGGTCGATACTTTCAGTTTTAGCAACCCCATCGACAATGAGGGTGCCTACCTAGTCCGTCTTACTGTTGACGAGGGGCTCCCTTCCGAGGACACACAGTACCTTCGTGTCCGGGCCAACACCTCTTTCGGTGGACACCGAATGGTGGCGGCTGGGGAACGGTACGACGACACGGGACACATCCCATTTGACATCGGTGCCACGGGATGGGCTGACGCAGAGAATGAGATTTTCCACCGGCTCAACGCCCTAGTCCGTAGGGCGTCATCCTCCGGCCGGATCCTCTACGTGGACGCGAACCGGGGACGGGTTAAAACGAACACCCCGAATGACCCTGCAGTGATGATCGATCTTCCGGGATGGGATAAGACAGACCCCGTGTCGGAGATACGGACTGGTGTGACAATCCCGGCCACCTACCATGGGGATTTTTACACCATCCAGTCTGCCATTGACTGGGCCATGACCCAAATCCCGTCCCCGAGTGAAGCCAACCCCTGGTTGATTTTCATTCAACCGGGCTATTACGTCGAGAACCTGGAACTTCAACCGCACGTTCACCTAGTCGGAAATGCCCCTTGGGTGCCAAACTTCACAGATGTATCCCTGTCGATGGGATTGCCCGGATTTCCTGTGCTTGACGCACATGCGGTACTCGTTGAGACAGATGCGACCGATCCGGGACACACGGTGACTAGTGGGGGAACTGATATCACCTCCGTCAGCAACATCGTCTTCCTCAACAACCAAGCCACATCCAATCCTCTGTACAGGATCCCCGCAGCCTCAGTGGTGTTCAATAACTGCGTGCTAATTCAAACGGCTGACAATCCTACGCAGGGCCCTGTGATATACGTTCATGGGGCGGGTCCATTCTCTGTAGGTTTTGTAGGATGCAGTATCTGGCAGTACGCCACGAATAATGACAATGGGGCGGTTGTCCTGGATTCCCCCGGAAGAATGGTTTGCTCGTTCCGGGACACTTCGATTTTATCCGCGAACACTGGCATTGTTACCAATCCTTCTGGTCACGAAGTTGCGACTTGCTGGGTAACCCTGAACAGGTGCAATGTCCGGGCTGACGGAATCGGGATAGTCAACACATACAGGAACTTTGTTCTTTCCGCATGTGATGTCGTAGGACAATTCGAACCTGTTCCTGGTGATCCTGTTGCCATCATGGCTTACGCGCCTAATTCCGGTTTCGACTCAGATGTTGGTCTGGACCTACAGAAAAGTCACATTGAAGGTAGTCTCATCCTGGACACCACGAACCTGGACACAGGCCGGATTGTGGTGTCCGCTGATGCTTGTTCTTATGACCGGGTTGTTTATCCGGACCCCTTGAACTTCACCAAGGTCACCTGGTATGGGCGTACGAAGGGCATGACCTTGGAGTATGACCCGGACTACCGTAATCCTTGGGATCCCGGCACTCCGGTGGTCGATCCGGTCAACCAACTGAGCGCAACCACAGTGCAGGCCGCCATTGATGAATTGGCAAATCGTGGATCTGGCGGCGGTGGCGGGGGAATCACTTACCATTTCTACAACGACGCCGGGGGGGTCAATGTCATCCCGGATACGGTAGGGCACGACCACATTGCAGGGGTATCCTATACCGGGATGGGTCCGTCATCTTCGCTGGCCCTGCCTTCTCTTGGAAGCCGGACTGATGGGGACAGGGTCACCGTGAAAGATATTGCCGGAAATGCTGCAACCAAACCCATTGTCATTACCCCAACAGGCGGGGGAACCATTGATGGTGGACCTAGTTACACAATCAGCAGCAATTACGGGGCCGTTACTCTGTTCTTCGCAAGCAGTAATTGGTTTGTGGTGTGATTCTTGTGCTGTAAGGTTGGCCCATGCCTACACCCCCTATTGATCCTTTCGGCATCGGACCTTACGGCGGTGCAGGGGACATAGGATTCTCATCTTCCCCTGTAGATGGCGGCTACGGCGGTGACTCCTATGGCACCG